GACGGTGCGTCGAAGGTGGACATCGACTGGCGCGGCCGGGTGCGCAAGAACGGCCTGGTGCTGTGGCACGTCGGAACGGCACACGCAAAGGATCTGCTGCACGGCCGGCTGCAGATTCAGCGTCCGGGGCCGGGCTACATCCACTTCAGTCGAGAGCTTTCCGACGAGTGGTTCCGCCAGTTCACCGGCGAGGCAAGGACGACCAGGCGCACAACGCGCGGCGATGAGTCAGCCTGGACGGCGACGCGCAAGCGCATCGAGGCGTGGGATTGTGCCGTCTATGCCGTTTGGCTGGAAGCGTACTTCGAGCTCGGCAAGCGCGGGCAGAAGTTCTGGGACGACCTCGAGGCGGCCGTGCAGCCGAAGGTCATAGACCTGTTTGCCGCCGCCGTTTCGCCGGCCGAGCCCGAGCAACCCGACGTTTCTATCCCCATCAACACGCCGTCGCGCCAGACAATCAAGCCGCCGCGGCCTTCTTTCGTCAAGAGGTGGTGATGTCCGACGACGACTTCCTGTCCGACGTATGGAAGGTGCTGGCGCAGAGTGTCGGCACCGGCGTCGCCGATCGCGAGCTGCTGCAGCTTCGGCAGCGGTGGGGCGGGGCGCGGGTGTACCTGAAAAAGGCGCCGGCGCTGTCGACGCAAAAAGAGCTCGGCGAGCGGATCGCGTCTGGCTTGCCGGTGCGCGACGCCTTCGCGGCGGTCGGCTGCGGCGCGGCCTGGGGGCATCGGCTGCTTTCCAGGCGGTTGCGCCGCTGAGTCTACGGTTTTGCCTATCCCGCACCATGCCCCGGCGGTAGCGTGCGCACAAGACACGCTCGCCGCGCTGCGGCCCTTCCAGGAGTCTCGCCATGTTTCTGACCGATACCGCCAAAGGCGTTGCGCTCGACGCTTTGTTCCCGACCGGCACCGGAACCGACCGCTGCTACCTCGGAGCGCACACCGACTACTCGGCCACCGGCGCCAACCTGCACGGCAGCGTCGCGGCCGGCACCTGGGCGGCAGCGTCCGGCGGCAGCAAGACGATATCCGGCAATGTCGACATCACCATCACCGGCGCGGTAACGGTCAAGTGGATCGGAGCCTGGGGCGGAACCGCGGGCAATACCTTTCGCGGCATGGCGCCGAATGGCAGCACCGGCGCCAAGTCGTTCGAGCTCGACCTCGCCAACAATCGCGTCTATTGCGAGGGCCACGGCTGGAGCAACGACCAGAAAATCGTGTTCTACGGCGCGGCAGCACCGACCGGCCTGACCGCCGGAACGACGTACTTCGTCAGCGGCGTCACCGCCGGCGACCCGGACTACTTCACCGTCAGCGCGACCGCCGGCGGCGCAGCAATCGACATCACCGGCCAGGCGGCTGCAGGTTGCGCGGTCAGCAACATCGTCGAAGACGTTTACGCTGCCGGCGGAACGTGCCGCGTGTCCGGCTACACCGTCGCGCTGTAGCGAATGTGGCGCGGCGGTCTAACTGCTTCTTCTTCGCGTGGTGGCTCTATTTCGTCCGCATGCGCGGGCAGGGCTACTGCGCGATCCGGCGCGTCCACCCGCCGCTGTCCGTCGGGGGGCACTGGGTTTTCATCCCGTACCGCAGGCCGATGCGCACGCTGCACTGGCAACCGTGGCAGCGTGGCGATGTCTGGTGGCGGGAGATGATCGCGAAGATTTGGTACGCGGGCCGCATCCGCCGATACGACTTCGAGTGGGGCAGCAACAGGACGCGATGATGCGGGCCGCGTTTGATCTGATTGGCGGCGCCGAGGCAGTGCGCGCTGCGCTGCGCGTGATCTGGCTGGCGGTTGGAATTGGAGCGGCGCTCTGCGCCTGCGGATTCTTGGTGGCAGTGGTGCGCGGCGACAAGTGAGGGACGATCGATGCCATTGACGTGGAAGGACCGTGTAAAGCAGGCCATATCGGCCGGCGGCACCGGGGCGTTGACGCTGGGCGCTGCGTCGAGCGGCTATCAGGCGCTGGCGACTGGCGACAATGGCCTGCTGTTCGCCTATGTGATCGAGGACGGCACGGCGTGGGAGACAGGCTACGGCACCTACACCCACAGCGGAACGTCGTTCGCGCGCACGTCGCGCACCGCATCCTCGACGGGATCGGCGCTGAACGTCAGCACGTCGGCGTTCCTGTTCGTTGACATCGTGTCGAGTCTGGCACAAGGGATGGATCTTGCGGGGCAGGCAATTGCGCCCGGCGGGCGGCTGACACTGGAAAGCGGCGTGCCGGTATCGACGACGGACCAGACCGCGAAGACGACGGTCTACTACACGCCCTACGTCAGCAACATCATCGTGCTGTGGGACGGCAACCGCTGGCAGCCGGTGACGTTCGCAGAAGTGTCGCTGGCGATTGGAACCGTTACGGCAGATCGCGGGTTCGATGTTTTCGGCTATCTGTCCAGCGGGGCATTGGCTGTCGAGGCGCTTGCGTGGACGAGCGCAACGGCTCGCGCAACGGCGATCACGCTGCAAGATGGGCGCTATTGCAAGAGCGGCGACAAGACGCGGCTCTATCTCGGTTCGTTCTACTCCAAGACGACGACAACGACCGAGGATTCGCTTAATTGCCGTTTCGTCTACAACGAATACAACAAGGTTCTTCGGTATGGAACCGGAGGCGATTCGACAACGCATACCTATAACACTGCGGCGTGGCGCGTATGGCGTGGGCTCACTTATGCCACTGGCGCAGCTACCATGTCCAACTGGTTCTTTGGGAACGCCGGAACCGTAATAACCGTTGCCGCTGGCGTGGCCGCCGATGCGTCAAACCTTATACAAAGCCAAGGAACTATTGCAACTATGGGCGTGGTAGTTGCAGGACGGGTCAATATTTCCTATGGCCGATCGTCTGCTTCCGAGAGCGTGCCGGTGAATCTTGGATTGTGCTCGGCAGTCACTTATCAATACTCGCAGACCGACGCCAACAACTGGCGGTCGGAGAACGTCGTGGCAATGGCTAACCAATGAATCTTTACACGCTACACACAATCGTTTCGACTGCCGATGCCATTCATGGCGTATCGGACAACGGCGACGGCAGCTACCGCGTCGATCTTGTTGCTGGTGGCAGCAGGCTAGCGACCGCTGCCGAGATCCTGTCGGCGACCAAGGCCGAGCGCATTGAAGCAATCAACGCCGAGGTGCGGACGCGCCTGATCGCACGCTACGGAACCGCCGAGGAACAGGTCAGCCGCGCCATCGGCGTCTACGGAGCTACAGAGCAGTCCGCAATGACCGCAGGTATCGCGGCGACGATTGACGCCAGCAACGTGGCGCAGAACGCCATTTTGGCGGCAACCGATACGGCAACGGTGGAGGCGGTCGCGGTAACGTGGCCGGTGATCTGATGGCGATCCTAAGAGCAGTAAACGGTGAGCGGCGCAGCGGTCTAGTGCGCTCCGAGACGGTCGCGAAGGTTGCGACCGAGGCGCAGATCAAGGCGGCGCTGACGCGGTTGGAGCAGATCATCAACGCGAGCGGTGGCACGTTGGCGCAGACGCAGGCGGCGCTTAAGGACGTGGCGACGTACGAGCGCGCCCTGATCAAAGTAGTGACCGGGGCGTAGTAGATGGCACTTGGCCTGCGACCGCTGTCCGGTGCGCCGCTGGGCGCGCTTGGTGCAGCGGCGTCCGGTGGCGGCGTAGTCACAGAGTCCGCGTCGGGAAGACTCAAAGCGCGCGGCAGCGAAACCAGCGCACCGATCCGCACTGAAGCCGTCACCGCGCGTCGCAAGGCGCGCGGCGTCGCGACCACAACAGCGATCAAGGTCGAAGCCGTCGTCGCCAGGCGCAAGGCGCGTGCGACCGACAGCACGATCGCCACTCGCACCGAATCCGCTGTCGGTCGCGTCAAAGCGCGCAGCACGACGACTGTCGTGCACATCGATGCCGGCGCCGTCGTGCAGCCGGTCGCCGGGCGCCGCCAGGTCCGCGCCAGCGTCACCGCATCACCGATCCGTACCGAAGCAGTGGTCGCTCGCCGGCAGGTGCGCGGCAGCGACACCGTTACCCTGACCCGTGCCGAATCGGTCGCTGCCCGCCGCAAGGCGCGCGGCGCCGTCACGGCCGCGCCGGTAGTCGCCGGCATGATCACCGAGGCCGTCGCCGGACGCCTGCGCGCGCGCGGCAGCTCGACGGTGACGACGACCCGCGTCGAGGCGGTTGCAAGTCGCCGGAAAGCGCGCGGCACGACGGTCATCAACGGCATTCGGTCGGCGCTGGCCGCCGGACGCGCCAGGCTGCGCGCCGCGGTTACCGGGGCGCCGTACGTTCCGCCGACGCTTCCGCTCGAGGTGCCGGAACCGACCCGGACGCTCAACGCGCAGGAAAGCCGCCTCGGCAGCTCGCCGGTCGCTGCCGATCCGCGCCGGCTGGGCGCCGCCACGACGCGCAAAGCGCCGCCGCGGCTGGGCTGACAGTCTACGATTTTGCCTATTCTCGGCGGCTCGCTGTTGGCATCGTGCCAGCATGCGCGACCGCATCATCGCTGGCGACACGCTTGATTTTGTGACCACGCTGCCGGACTACCCGGCCAGCGGCGGCTACACGCTTAAGTATCGCCTGTCGCCGCGCACCTCCGGCAGCGCAATCGACATCACCTGCACGGCCGACGGCGACGCCCACCGCTGCGGCGCTGCGGCGTCAGTTACCGCAACTTGGGCGGCCGGCGAGTATTCCTGGTCGTGCTGGGTGGAGAAAGGCGCCGAGCGGTACAGCGGCACCGCCTACCCGTGGCGCGGCGAATGCACGATCCTGCCGAATCCGGCGACGACAACGACGTATGACGCCCGCTCGCCGGCGCGCAAGGCGCTCGACTCGATCAACGCCGCGCTGGCGACCTACGCCGAGAAAGCGCACATCGTCGAGTACGAGATCGGCAACCGGCGAATGAAGTTCGCCGACCAGGGCGCGCTGCTAGTAGCGCGCCAGCGTCTCGCGGCTGAAGTGGCGGCCGAGGACATCCAAGCCAAGCTCAACGCCGGCATCGGCGGCGGGCGCAAGTTGCAGATCCGGCTGTGACGACCTTCAACTACCCTGAGAAGGGCAGCCGCATCCTGGCCGAGCACGCCCGGAAGATGCAATTGCAGCGCGTCATCGCCGCGCGCGCCGGAGTGCCGCGGCAACGCAGCTTCGCCGGCGCGGCCGTCAACCGGCTTACGGTTTCGCTGGAGACCTGGTCCGGCGCGCTGAACGCCGATCTCGACAATGGCCTCGCGATCCTGCGCGCTCGCGCGCGCACGCTCTGCGCCAACAACGAATTCGGTCGCCGTTTCCTGTCGCTGGTTTCGACCAACATCGTCGGCCCGAACGGCCCGACGCTGCAGGTCCGCGCGACGATGCTCGGCGGCGCACTTTACAAGGCCGCCAACGACGCCATCGAGGTTGCCTGGAAGCAATGGGGCGCAGTCTGCGAGCTGACCGGCAAGATGACGCTGGTCCGGCTGCTGCAGGTCAACGCCAAAGGCGTCGCCCGCGACGGCGAGGCGATCATCCGCTTCGTCCGCGACCGCTCCCTGCCGCACGGACTCGGCCTGCAACTGCTCGAGGCCGACCGCCTCGACGAAACGATCAACGGCACTTTCAACGGCAACGCCGTGCGCCAGGGCGTCGAGCGCGACAGCGCCGGCCGGCCGGTCGCCTACCACTTGCTGACCACGCACCCAGGCGACAGCTACAACCAGCAGCAGCGCAAGACCGAGCGCGTGCTGGCAAAGGATCTACTGCACGTCTTCCTGCCGGAACGGGCCGAGCAGGTCCGCGGCTACACCTGGCTGCACGCGGTCCTGATGCGCTCGCACATGCTGCACGGCTTCGAGGAAGCGGCGGTGATCGCTGCCCGCGTCGGCGCTTCGAAGATGGGCATCTGGACCCGTGACAGCGACGCTGCCGATGCACTGTCGGCCGTCGCCGACGCGCAGGACGCCAGCGGCAACCTGCAGATGAGCGCCGAGCCGGGCGACTTCATCGAGGCGCCGGCCGGATACAAGCTGGAAAGCTGGTCCCCGGACTACCCGCACGCGAACTTCGAGTCGTTCCTGAAGGCGTGCGTGCGCGGCCTTGCGGTCGGCCTCAACGTCGCCTCGCACAACCTGTCCGGCGACATGACCGAGGTCAACTACTCCTCGGCGCGCATTGCCGAGCTCGCCGAGCGCGAGATCTGGAAAGAACTGCAGGAGTGGTTCGTCGCCGCGGTAATGCTGCCGATCTATCGCGAGTGGCTGGCGTCGGCGCTGCTGCGCGGCGAGATCACCTTCGCCGAGTCCGGCAAGGCGCTGCCGGCCGACAAGTACGACAAGTTCGCCGGCGCCGCGCGGTTCCAGGCCCGGCGCTGGGACTGGGTCGATCCGCTCAAGGACGCGCAAGCATCGCGCGAGCTGATCGCCGAGGGCTTGGCGTCGCGCACCGAGATCGCCGCCAGCAAGGGCCGCGAGTTCGAGGACATCGTCGACGAACTGGCGCAGGAAAAGGCGCTGCTCGAAACCGCCGGGCTGGACGTTGGCGAAAAGCCGAAGCCGCCGGCGGCGAAGCCGGTCGCGGAGCCAATGAAGGAAGACGCATGACACCACGACGCTCCTTTGCCATTGAGCGGGCGCAAGTCGTCGAGCACGACGAGCGCACGATCGAAATGGCAATCAGTTCCGAGACGCCTTACGAGCGCATCTTCGGAATCGAGATTCTTGACCACTCGCCGGAATCGGTCGACCTGTCGCGGCTCAATGACGGCCGCCATCCGTTGCTACTCAATCACGATACCGACAGCCAGATCGGCGTCATCAAAACGGCCAGCCTAGGTGATGACCGCAAGGTGCGCACGCAGTCCAAGTTCTCGCGCGGCCCGCTCGGCCAGGAAATCCTGCAGGACGTGCAGGACGGCATCCGCACCCTGGTCTCGGTCGGCTACATGGTCGACAAGGTGCGCGAAGAACGGCAGGGCGACGATGGCGGCGTCATCGTGCGCGAGCTGTCCGGCGAGGAGTTCACGCGCGAGATGAAAGAGCGGCACGGCGAGAACTTTTACCGATCCGGCCCGCCGGCCGCGCGCGCGCAAGGCGAGAAAACGCCGACCTATAGGGTCGTCCGCTGGACCCCATTCGAGGCCAGCGTGGTGCCAATCCCGGCCGACCCGAACGTGGGCGTCGGTCGTTCCGCAGTTGCCAAAACCGCCGGCGTGCCGGCAGCAGCAGAAAGTACCGCGGCCAGCGACACGCGGGCCGATTCAACCACGGCGAATTCCGCCGCAAACATAGGAGCCATCATGGCCGACCTGAAGAACGCCCCGGCGGGCGCCGCCGCCGAAGTCGACCCCGTCGCCGCCGAAAAGCAGCGCGTCAAAGACTTGATCGCCCTCGGCGAAGCCTACGGCAAGTACATCCAGCCGCGGGACATCCAGGACGCGATCATGAACGGCCGGAATATCGAGCAGTTCAAGGACTTCATCATGACCCGGATGCAGGCGCAGTCCGACGCCAACCCCGGAATCCTGATCGGCATGACCCAAGGCGAGAGCAAGCGTTACTCGCTGGGGCGCGCCGTCGCCGCGGCGATCACCGGCGACTGGACCAAGGCCGGCCTTGAGCTCG